AATATCTTTAGTCTTGCCATTTTATGTCTTAATAATATAATTCAAAACTACATAAGGCTGTAGGTTGGTGTGTGCACTAGCTGCATTAGCCGCACTATTAGCCTGGTTAGTTGCTGTGGTATTCTGATTGGTAGGTGTAGTGTTTTGGTTAACAGCGGTTGTATTCTCAATCCATGTATTAGTTGCTTTATATAAACCACCTGTTGAGTTAGGCCCGTGGTTTCCACCACTTCCCATGTTAGCTGCATACTGTGCCCTGTGTCCGTGTGCGTTCTGTGTATGGGTATGTGCGTTTTGTGTATGAGTATGTGCGTCCTGTGTGTGGTTGTGTGCGACTAGTCCACTCTGTGCTGAAGTTAAAGTAACCTCTTTGGCACCACCTGTTTCTCCTAAGGCGTCAAAGGCTGTGTCTGTACTATCATATCCTACTGGTACCTTACCCTTTAAACTTGGTACATTGAATGTTGTTGAACCGTCTCCATTACCGTAGGTTTCTCCTATTACTGAGAATAATCCTGAGTAGGTTGTTCTACTTACGGCACCACCATCACATAGAAGATAACCACTTGGAGCAGCGGTACCTGCAAACATACTTATCATACCAGAAGTTACAATTGCCACTGCACTTATTGCACTCCCATTTCCATATATATACCCTGTTAAATCTGTTGTTGTTCCGGTTGAAATATTACTAGGTCCTGTAGCACCTGTTGGTCCCGTTGGACCGGTCGGTCCTGTACTACCTGCACCTGTCGGACCGGTTGGCCCTTCAGTACCTGTTGGACCCGTGGCTCCTGTTGGTCCTGTGGTACCTGCACCTGTTGCACCGGCTGGTCCAGTTGCTCCGGTAGGTCCCGTTGGACCTGTAACTCCTACTCCTGAAACATCATCTGTATCCCACCATAAATCTCCTGCTGTTGCCCCTGTTGGTTCATCATCTGAAATATATACATCTGCACCCTGTGCACCTGTAGGACCAGTGGGTCCTGTAGGTCCAGTTGGTCCGGTAGGGCCGGTCGTTCCTACTCCTGTAGAACCAGTAGCACCAGTAGGACCTGTCGGTCCTTCAGCTCCTGTGGCTCCTGCTCCTGTGGGTCCTGTGGCTCCCGTAGGGCCAGTAGGACCAGTAGGACCCGTTGGTCCTATGAACTGAGCTACTAACGATTTTTTTGTTGTTCCTTGTAATGAAGCACTTGTATCACTTACATCAACAACAGGTACCCAGTCTGCACTTTGGTCTACTGCTGCTAGTGTTGGTAATTGTGTTATTCTCTTATCTGCCATTCTTAAGATTCGGTAAAGTTACGTCTAACCCATGTTGAAATTTTTGTGTTTATCTCTTTCCAGTTACCTAAATACCCAAGGAGAATTTGATATAAATCCTCTGTAAGTATCTTATCATCCGTACCCTCTTCTACTAAATAGAAGGGGTTCCCACTTGTAGTTGTTATATCTGAGTCACCAAATGTAGAGGTATCTGCATCCACTCTTTCAAAAGCAGAGGCAGTAGCCCCTATATCTGTATCACTCCAGGAGCTGGTAGTAGTTATATCTCTCCTGTTAAACATGCTCTTAGTAGTCTAATATTAACCACGCACTGTTTGAACCGTCCGTTGATACGTCTGCTGTTACCTTTATAGTATCAAAGGTATCCTCTGAGCTCATTGTTAGAAAACCTACTCCGTCTGCACTTAAGGTTAAGCTTGCTACCCTTGTTGGCATTTGAGCATTTGTGTTGGTCACATTACTTATCCACTTATTATATGTGGTTAAGTCTGCACCTACCCCTACAGTTGCTGAGAATACAGTATTTCCACTAGTGTGGCTTGCCCTCTTACAGACCAATACTACTTTCTTTGCACCAAGAATACTTACTGCACCACTTGTCTTATCAGCTGTCTGGCTTTCAAACAAAGGTATAATTCTTCTTCTCTCCATTTAATTATATTATTATATTAAATATTAATAACTAATCACAGCCCCGTAGGGCTGTCCATTAACTATTAATCTGCTGGTGGACTTGTTACTTCTCCAGTTGAACTGAAGTTGAGTAAAATCCATTGTGTTGCTGACTTGCAAGTTGCCTCAAATGAAGCATTTGCTGCCAATGCACACTCTACTGCCGCACCTGTAGTCCCGTTGAGGGCTATAGATGATGGTGCAGAACTTCTTATTTCACAACCTGTTCCTGCAATAGCTCCTCTTACTACTTTACCAACAACTGGTGCTGGTAAGATAGCAATATTGTTTGCTCCTGCTGATGTGATTGTTACAAAGTCTGTATTAGCTGGCATGGCTACACCCGTAGTGTTTGTGGTTACTGCTCCAGCTACCTTGGTTACATACCCAGTTATATTACCAGTTATGTTTCCAGTTACATTTCCAGTTACATTACCTGTTAAGTTTCCAGTGAAACCTCCCGCTGTAATGGTCTGTGCTGTATGAAATCTGTTTGACATTTTTATTATCTATTAACTAATATATTTTCCCTCACTTATCCCTGAGGTCAACTTAGTTGTTGGGAGGCAGAGTTATACTCCCCTGCCATGAGTCCACACTATTAAGCTGTGTGTGTAGAACCGTCTCCAAGACTTCCTACAATACCCTGCCATCCGGAAACTCCGTAAGCATATACGTCTGCTACCTTAGCATACATAACGTCGGTATCTTCATCTTCCCAAGCCTTTATCTCAAAGTTCTGAAGTTGTTTGAACTTCAAAAGTCTTCCAGTAAATGATGGGTCAATTAAGAAGTATCTCTTGTCGTAAGTTACTCTATCTGTAGAAGCTGTTTCGCCTCTGTTATAAGCAAATCTCCATGACATGTATGGGTTTACCAATACATCCATGTTTCTTCCCTTGAAGTAGTTGACAGATTCGTCAACGCTTCCTGGAACCATATCTGCTTCAGCTATTTGTAATGCTTCCTCTCTGTTATAAGGGGTTACCATTAATATTAGCTTACTCTCTAGACCGATGTTAAGAGGAATACCCTTGTTAGAGAATACCTCATACATTACATCTTCTAAATCTTTCAATGCGTCATAAGAAAGTGCATCTTGTACACCATCTAAGAAGGTGTTCCTTTGTGCAGTTCCACCATCTTTTCTAGGATGCTGTACTGAAATCAAAGGCATTCCATCACCGTATAATACAGTGTTGTCGAATGCATTTCTAAATATTGAGAAGGCATTTATATCCCTTCCCTGAGCTGCTTTTCTTGCAAGCTCTCTTGACATATCCTCTGCTTGAGCGATACTATACTGGTCTACTTTGTTAAGTAAACTAGAGATAGCCATCTTTCTCTTATAAGTGTTTAGCTCATACCTGTATGTGTACCCGATTAAGAGTTCATCTTCAGGAGATGCTGCTGATTCACCTACTAGTTCAGGATAGTCAATGCCAGACCAACTTGAGTCGTCCTCGAAGAGTTTGTTTGTGGTTTCTACAGAGAAAAGCTTACTGAGTAATGTTTTTACCATTACGTTGTCTGCTTCCTCTTGAATCCAGTTTTCAACTCCGCATACTGTTAGTTCTGGGTATGTACTTGTTATCATAGCCATTGCTATCTAAAAATCAAAATTAATTATTAAGCTCCTACGTTTCCGTTACTCTGGTTTTCTACCAATTTAACGTCTACAAAGTTACCCTTACCAGGTTGACCTACAATTAAGAACTGTAGCTGGCTTGCTGAAGTGTTACTCTCATCAAGTTTTCTCTCGTCTGTGGTTAATACATCAATGTAATAACCTACTAAATCGGAACCAGTTGTGGTTCCCAATGTTGCATCTGCTTCTGCTCTTATTATGTCATTAGGTAGAATTGGTTCTACTAATGCATAAACGGTTTCAACAGTTACGTTATCACTAGCTGCGGTGAATGAAACACCATCTACTAATGTACCGTCATGTGCTGTATCTAGAGCGTTCTCTAAAGGTGTCATTCCTGACCCCATTACCCATCCTCTACATATTCCGTAGATAGGGTCTGATACTGCGTCTGCTCCGTCTACCCCTGTAGCAACGACCTTAACAGTTCCGCCGTTATATACGACTCCGCTGTTAATTACTGGCCATCTCTCTAGTGGTCTACTTGATGCACCATCTGCATATTTTATAATTTTCATTATACAAATGTTTTAAATTATCTATTTTTTTGTGCCAATCTCTCGGCGTATTTCCTCCTGAGTTCATTGACTGCTTCACCCTTGAGTCCTTTTCTTTGGACTTCTGACTGAATGAATGCCTCATCTCTAGCGGGTAGTTTTATTGTCTCTTCAGACTTCGCACTACCACCACTAAATCCTCGGGTTATTCCTCCCGTCATAGAATCCCGGACTCCCTCTGTGTAGCCCTCATCTCTGATTGCCTCAGGGTCCAAAATCCTCTTCCTTGCAACTTCTAGGGCCTCTTGTGGTTTGTATCCAAACTCCTGGTCAAGCATTGCTGCTGTTGCCCTTATAGATTCTTGTACTGTATTGGGGAGTTTTTGATTCTCCTCTCTACTGAAAAAGTCTCTCGTTGCACTTACCTGCATCTCCCATTTATCTCTCTCTTGAGAGTCCAACCTGTTCATCCATGATTGTCTAATTGGGTCCACTTGCTGTGGAACTAGACCATCTGATGGAGGTGGCGTACCGGCGGGTTTCTCTGTTACCTTACTCGTGAGTTTGGATGGTGCTATCTTCGTATCATAGATATTCATATAGTACTCCTTCTCTTGAGGGGAGAGCCCCTGCTCGTTAACGAACTCTTCGTAATCCTCTCTAGTCTTGGTTATTCGGTTAAGAAGTTTAGACTGTGCATCCTCTGCCTGTCGTCTATATGTCTCGGCCTCTTCCTTGATTCGAGCGGCTTCCTTAGAACTGTCGCTATACCTTTTCTTCCAGTCGACGCTGTCATCCTGAGTTAAATTAGGACTATCTTCGTTACCACCCTCAGGAGTGGAGGAAGACTCTGTAGCGGAGGATGAGGTTACTGTCTCGTCGACAGGGCTCTTCTCCTGAAAATCTACTTCTGCCATGCTATGTTGTTAAAGAATTTATCTAGCCATAAAGGCTCTTATTGCCTAGCCTCGAGAACTAGTCTCAAGAACTTTTATGGTTACTATAGTTATTATACTATAAGTCTATGTTATTTGTCAAGCCCATCTCTTATTTTCTCTACCTCTTGTATCATCCATAAGATAGAGCCCGTACCAAATTTGAGCTTGTTTGCTAGTGCTAGCATCTTATCTCTATCTTCTGCTGGAGCTATCATTATCTCCCTTTCTGTCTCTAATACAAAGGTGTGAACCATCTCTTTAATAAACTGCCACCCCTCCATCTCTGCTACTGCGGCCACCTTTCTTCTATTGTCCCTTATTTCCTCTTTAGTATATTTATCCATTACTGGTTATTAAAAATTTACATCATCATACCACCAGCCATTTGGCCAGTCATATCTTCTTGACCCATATTATTAGGCATTGGCATCACCCCACCCATAGGGTTTGGTAATCCTGCTGCTCCCGGCATCTGTGGAATCTGTGGCTGGTTATTCATAGGCATTCCCATAGGTGCTCCCATAGGCTGTTGCATACTCTGTGTTATTGCGTCTGCGTCTGCTACTGCAGCTTCTCCTGCTTGTTCGGCAAGTAATCCATCTAATCTCAAGTGGTCTGCTAACTGTAGTCTATAGCTCTCCATAGCTTCTGCAAAGGCCCCCATCTGTGGGTCTACACCTTCCATCATAATCTTAAACTCCTCGGAGGACATAGTATCGTTTAATCTCCTTAGCTCTACAGAGTGTGTATACCTATGTGCTAATGGTTCTCCTGCTCTACCTGGTACATCATCTCCATCTTGCATTTTCTTCTGCTGTTCCATAGCCTGCTGTATCTCCTCTATCTTATCCTCATCATCGTCTATTAAGAGGTCCTCATCATCCATTTCCATTTCCTTTAGGTACCACTTTGTTAGTTTTCTTATATCTATTACTGGTAATGTACCATCTGGCTTTGGTGTAGCCCTATCTCCTGCTAATTGTACTAACTGTGGTAGTACCTCCTCTGCTTTTCTCATCTTGAATGCTGATGATATAGGAGAAACAAAGTCTGGGCTTATATAAACTCTTGCCTCACCCTTCCATTCAAACATCTGCTTATCAAGAGGCATTATCTTAGAACCCTTTATCTCCCTTACCTTATAGTTATCATCCATATCCTGGTAAAGGTCTATATCTTCTAGCCTCAACTCTCTCATTTCCTTCTTACCAAACTCTAATGAAGACTTCTTAGTTGGTTTGCTATAAAACTGTGTTATTCTACTTAAAAGTAATTTACCCCATGTGGTCATACCAGCCATAAGGTTGTCAGTGTACATGTTTACCATATCAGAAGCATTCTCCTTCATGGCTAGTGTGTTTGTAGCAGGTGTAGAACTCATAGGTAGACTTAATCCCTGTGGATTAATACCTGTGTTCATTACCGCCTCGTCCTTAAGCTCTTCACTTATTCTAAAGGAATCAAAAGGTATACTAGGAATTTCTAACGGTCTTATTTGGTTAACATCACCTACTTTAATAAGCATGTTAGGCTCCATTCTATCCCACTGGTCGTCTACATCACCAAAGATTGTAGCACCAACAAATGTTGGGGGGTTAGTAGCAAACTTTATTCTGTTTAATCTTGCATTTTTAATAGCACTCTCCTCAGAAGACTGCTGTATTGTAATATCTCCTACCCCTAATCCATAAAAACTACCCGGATGTCTTATAAAATGAAAGGATACAAATGGAATTTGCTTATCTATATAAGGAATTGGTCCATCCTTAAGTAATACGTCCTCGTAGATTATAACTTCTGAGTCTGTCTCTACGTTATAGTAGTATATAAGCTCCCCATAACCCTTCTCTGCGTCTCTAGGTGGTTTGAAAAATGGTGAAGCATATGATTCTGTATTACTTACATTATCAATCTTCTCCAGATTTTTAATTTCTCCATTACCCTGGAACATAAGCTTTACCTGTGCTGGTGTTACATACATTATACCAGCGGCATCAGTTGCTGCATGGCTAGTACCGTGTAGGTACTGTGCATTAGGGTCTATATAAAAATCTCTTATATCCCATGGAACAAAGTCCATGTCCTCATATTCAACAATAGTTTTCTTCTCATACTCTTGGGCTGGAATCTCTCCCTTCTCTAAGTCCTCTTTCTTTATATCCATGTCCTTAGGGAATTGTACTGCCCTTGTTCTTATTGTATAAGGTATGTAAGCAATTGATGTACCAAATATTTTAGCTCTCTTCGATGTGTCTAAGAACTTATACCTGATATCAGGGTTTCTTCTTAGATAATCATCTAACATATATCTGTACGTGTAAGCCCTACCTTTCCTTTCATCCTCTTCGTGCCTAGCTTCTATTAAGAACTTAATCTCTTGCTTTCTTTCTCTAGCATCTATAAATGCTACAGTCCTATAAGCTATACTAGACCTGAGGCTACTCTCCCAGTCATCATTACCATCAAAATCAGACCACATTAAGTAGTCTTTTTCTAATAGATTCCAGTGGGAATCCCAACTCTTGGACCCATCATAATTAATTAAATTACAAGAACCCTGTCTGGCATTATACATTTGCTGGATTCTACCTTTAACCTTTCCAACAATCTTCCACTCAGACTTGTTAGTCCAGATTTTATAGTTACCTACATAATCTATGCCAGGACCATCTAAATAACGCTCTAAGGAAACTGCTTTTGTTTTGCTCATGATATTATACTTTTAAATCAATGATATATTCTACTATATTTCTTCCTCTCTGTCAAGTCCTTCGTCAGAAACTATAGGTTTGTAGTGGTGTGTGACTTGAATTGCCTCCACCTCACCGTTGATTACTTTAATTATTATTTCTCCAAACTTTAATTTTTCAAAAATATCCCTGAGTCCCTGAAATTTTGTAGAGTTGGGGAAGTTACCCTCCCCCATTTCTACTACCTCATAGACTATTTCACTAAGCTTTGGCTTTCTCATTATTGCCCTCCTTAATAGCTTTCTTCATTTTCTTTACTTCCTCTTCTTTAGCAAGTCTCTCTCTGTCTTCGTCTGTCTCAGGCATGTACTCCTCGGCCATAAGTCTGTGTACATAGCTTTCTTTCTTATTAATAGTTCTACCCTCATCATCCTTAACACGGGAGAATATTTTGTTAAATACTCCCTTAAGCCACTCCCACTGGGGTTCGGTTATATCCGCATACATAGTAGCCTTTTTAAGTGTATCCTTTGTTTCCTCTAATGGTGGTAATATTACATATATACCAGCACTCTTTTTAATCTCCTGTTCTCTTGCAATGCTACTCTCATTCATAAGGTCGTTAGAGTTGAAGGCATCCTCCTGTTCTGGAGTCCAGTACTCTCTTGGTATAAAGAACTTAATAGTGAGAATATTCCTTAGTTCATCCACTATTTGTCTTTTACTCTTGGGTTCTAGGGATTCCTGGGTCTTTGTAGTAGACCTCCCCTTGTTAATTATCTCCACCTCTTTGGAGACAAATCTCTGCCACCCTATCTGGTACTTAGCTGCAGCCTTTCTTAAGTCTGCCTCTGAAGCCTCATCCAGGTTTGGAATTTTACACTCTAGGGCTAGCCGGTTATTGTAAATTCTAACCTTCATTTAAATAATATTAATAATTTATATTCCCGCAATAGGGTTGCGGACCCGTCTGCTGTGTTTGACAACAAACTGGTCACCCACAGGGCTGTGATATTGTATCACGTATCTGAGGGCGTCCATTGCATCGTCAAAAATCTTTCTAGGAGCATCCTTTCTTTTATTAGCCAGCCTCATTGTAGGGTCTACCTCAATAGCTTCGTCGTTGTATCCATACCAGGAGTAGTTTTCAAACTCTCTTATAGTATTTGTACAATTTCTACACACAAATAGCTTAGGCCTGTTTGTTATCTTGTCCTTTTCTAGTCTCTTTCTAACATCACTTATCCCCTCGTCTACACTATCTGCTCCCTTTAAAGTAGGGGTTATATAATACCCCTGTGCAGCATAATCCATTAAGGTTTGCTTAGCCTGACTATCTCCTATCCTTTTTATTCTCTTCTTTCTCAACGGCATAACCCACATATCTTCCTTAGCCATAATAGCACTAACATGTTTATCTGTAGTCCACTCACTTTCATAGTGTTCGTCTACAACATAGGCTGTGTCTGTAACGTGGTCAAACATTACAAAGATAGCAGCTGTTGGGTGTGACGCACCAAAGTCTAGTCCTATCTCTAACTGCCACTGACTAGGTATATCCTTAGGTAGTATCTCAGGTATCACGTGGTCCTGCCTATTAAACTCTTTATAAACTAAACCACTCCTCTTTCTAAACTCTGCCTCATACTCCTGAGAGTATAGGTCGTCTCCCACCTCTTGTTTAGCAGCGTCTAATTCTTTCTTTGAAATAAAAGGATTAGTACTAGTGGGCATCTTCCAGCTCTCCCACCCTTCTGCTGTTTGTGAATAATCATAGAGTTCATAGAAGTGGTTGTATCCCCTAGGAGAACTAATAAATATAGCCCATCCTCTCTTGTCTGATAGGGCTGGCCTAATAGCTTCCTTCCATACTGGTGCCATACCATAGGTTTCCATTGCATACTCGTCTAACACCACCCCATCTAACCCACTACCTACTAAACTATCCGGGTCCTGTGCTCCTTTAAGTTCTATAATAGCGTGATTGGGCAGTTCTATTATGAGATTATTCTTTTCAATCCTACACTTATCCTGATACCACTTAGGAAATAACCTAACCTTAGCCATGAGTAGCCTCCATGCTATGTTCTTAGCCTGTCTATACGTAGGGGCTACATACCAGTATAATCCATTAGGGTTATTTAAAGCCTCTAACAGAATAGTTACTATGGCTAATAGGGTTTTACCCCACCTTCTCCCACATACAATAACCTTAAACCTAGCATTAGACCTTATAACTTCTTCCTGCCCTGCATGTGGGGCACTAGTGACCTTACCACCCTTATGTACTGTGTGCCATAGATTAATATTAATTGCCATCATCGCCCTCCTCTATAGAAAGCCCACCATTAACTATAATCTGCATGTCTGGGGTGGCCGCCTCTACCATCTTGTCTACTAATGCCAACTTAGAAATGTACTGCATCCATTGTAATTGTAACTGTTTAACCTTTACTTTGTCCCCTGTTGTTTTAGCTTTCTCAAATAAATACTCACAATTCTTAACCTCATCCCATGCCTTCTTAATCTGCATAACCCTCTGTGTAGACGCAAACTCATAAACGTCCTTAGTCTCTTCTAACCACTTCTGTGTTATCTTGTCTATCATGTAACTTATAGACTTGTTTCCTATACTCTCTATACCAAGCCACTGTCTGACCTTATCTGTTTCAATAAGACCCATCATCATAGCTGATTCTACAAGTCCTTCTAAGACTCTATCTCTTTCTCCCTTAGGTAATTCTGCCAATATAATAGCACGTACTGGTGCTTCGGCTTCGGCCAAGTGGCCAACTTCAATTGTAGCGTCTGATTTCAAAGTCTTGCTCATTGCTAAATACAGTATATCACACTCCTTCATATTTGTCAAGTACTATAGGTTTATTAAAGCTATTGACAATTCTTGAGATACATGATATACTGATACTACAATTAAATTTAGCGGAATTCAAACATCAACAAAATAAAAATTTAGTGTCTCACATAATATTTAGATGGTCCTGTGGGCGGGTAGGTTTCGCTAAATTCCTACCCCCCTACAAGGCTAAAAGAAAGGAAATAAAATGAAAAAAGAAAAACAGGAGTTATTATCAATGCGACGTAATGTTCTCGAGCAACTAGATAGGATGGCCTTTATCTCAAGGTTATCTTGGAAACTGAATGATTTAAAAAATATTTACAATATTAATACCACCGACCCAGAAGAGTTGCTTAGCTATATGCAGGATATGATGACTATAAGAGAAAGTATACTAGAGGAGGCGTATAACTTAGACCGGTTCTATGCAAGGAGAAAGGAGGAACAAAATGAAGAATAGTTTTATTTTATATCACTCTTATAAAAAACACTTTAAGTTTCTCACTAATGAGCAGAAGGGTATCCTATTTGATGCATTCCTCGAGTACTCAGAGAATCAAACAATACCAGAATTAGAACCAGTCTTAGCAATGGCCTTTAATTTTGTAGCAGAAGATATAGATATTAATAGGCAGAAGTGGGAAGATATGGCAGAGGTAAGAAGTGAGGCAGGTAAAAAGGGTGCAGCAGCAAGGTGGGGAGATAATAAAGATATGGCAAACGATGGCAAACGCATTTTGCCAATGGCAAAGGATGGCAAACATGCCGTTAGTGTTAGTGTTAGTGATAGTGTAAATGTAAGTGATAATGTTAGTGATACTTCTTATAAGAAATCTAGTATCTCTTTATTAGAAAATAAGCTATTACACAAGAAGTTAGCAGATAAGTTTGGGGTAGAGGTTAAGTATGTGGCCAATGAATGTGATATAATGTCGGATTGGCTTAAGTCAAAGGGAAAGACACAGAAGGATTACGAGGCCTTTGCACGTAACTGGATAAGGAGAAACACTACAGAGAAGGTAACGGCAGAGCCTACGCCTTACTTATAATTAAATTTAGCAGAACTTAAATGAAAAAGGATAGAGTATTTTTAGTAAGTTTGATAGTGAGGGGTTATAAGGACAAGTTTTATGGGCCACTAACTGAAGAGATGTTTAGTGAGGATGTGGACAAGAAAATATTCAGGGCTATAAAGGATGGTTACAAATTTGACCCTGATAATTTAAAAGAACTTAGGGATGTAGCGGGTATAGGGCTTGCAGACGTTGTAAGTCTATCAATAGATATTGGGGCTATGGGTGAAAGCTGGGTTCAAGAAGAGGATGTATTAGACTTTGTAAAAGAGTTTAACACACAAAAATCTAAGGAGTACTATAAGAGGGGTGAAATGGAGAAAGCTATGGAGTGCCTTAACGGAAGTGCATCTGTGCAGATGGATGTGATAGGAGACTACCAAAAGCATTTAATAGAAACCAGACAGTTCTCAGACCTAGGCCTATTAGGAATACCAACGGGTATTAGTAAAATAGACGAGGCCACATCTGGATTTAGACCTAGTAAGATTTGGGTGGTTGGTGGTTATAATGGATTTGGTAAGACCTATTTTATGACTAACATGGTTAACAAGGTATTGTCACTAGGTAAGAGAGCATGCGTAATCACACTAGAGATGTCTAAAGAGGATATAATAGACCGACTCTTAAGTGAGAGATTAAATATTGGTATATATGAACTAGCAAAGACTACAAATAAAGAGATAGTAGAAAAGGAACTAGGGAAGATAGAAACTTATATAGACTCAGGGAAGCTGATAATAGTAGATTCCCTATATGACATAGAGGCCATTAAAACAAAGCTTAGGGTTGTGAATGCAAATGGTGCAATAGACGCTTTGTTCATAGACTTTGTACAGCTTATAAATGATAAGGGTAGTAAGAGTGTATATGAATCTATAAGAAGCGTGTCTGTTGCACTCCAGGCCCTTACTAAAGAGCTTAACTGCTGTACTATACTGCTGTCTCAGATAAGTAACGAGGCACAAAGTGACACAGCCAGCTCAACCTATGGATTTAAAGGGGCAGGTGAGATAGGACAGATAGCCGATGTAGCTATTAGAATCGTGCGTGAGAAGGATACTGCCGGAGAAACGACTGATGACTATATATTAAACGTTGTTAAAAACCGTTCAGGTAGAAGTGGTAAGGTCTCCTGTAAAATTACCTTTCCTAGTGGAAAAATTACAGAGGTTCTTTCTCTAGAAGAGAAGAATGAGAGTACAGAAAGATATGATGCCTTAGAGTCATTGTTTGGCCTATAGTTAAAAAGACTTGACAAATAGCTATACATATGGTAGAATATATTATAATTAAATTAATCGGAAGAAGTTTATGCAAGACCTTGGTAAGCTCAAAAAGAATGAGTTGATAGCCATGGTGGAAGACCTCCAATTGGAGAACATTTCGCTCAAGGCAGAGGTAAAGATTCTTAGGGACAAGTTTCCTAAGGTAGAGAGTAAATAAATTTATACATTAAAACAGTGAATATAACAAACAGATTTAACATAGGCGACGTAGTATACTACCCAGCCGCAGACTTAAGAGCAGCTAGAATATTTAAAGCTGCAATCACAGGAATAATAATTAGAGAAACAGAGGGTAAAGTAGAACTCATATATCAGACTGGACAGTCCTATGGCGTAAGTGAAGAGGATATGTTTAAAACAGCCAAGCCAGCTAAGAGGAGATTGATTAAGATTCTTCAAGAGAAGAAGAAGGAAGTAGCTAAAGATATAGATGGAGCCGTTAAAACAGTTGACGGTACTAAAACAGAAGAATTAGTTTATGATTTAACTGCTAAAAATGAAGAACCAAAAGAAGAACCAGAAGATGTTGAAACAACTGAAGATGCATAGTTGGGTAGATTCTACTTACCTACTAGACTTTGAGAAACATTTGATA